ATTTCCATTCTCTGCCCTGTGCATCCCAAGCCGACCAAGTGCTGTAGCCGTTTCGGCTGGCGGTGTATTCGTATCTGCCTGTGCCGAAATGGTCGGCGGCAAGCTTTGCAGCTCGCTCTCTGGTGATGTGGTTCATCTCAATCTCCACGCCGATGGTCTGCTTTTTCAGGTTTTCAATCTGTCTTTCTGTTTTAGCGTTCATAATGTTTTCCTCCGTAGTTTCGGGTTTTTTCCCTTTTGTTGTAACCATATTAACTCTAAACGGAGGAGATAGCAAGCGGCTAAATCTACAGAAAATGAGGTCAAAAGATTGTGTAGAATACACCCTTGCAATCCTTGCGATTGTATGGTAACATACCGTACAATGGAGGAGGTTTCGCTTTATTTTTTCGCCTCGGATACGGTCTGGAAACTATCGATTTCGGGAATCAAAGCAAGGGAAGAACCATTCTCCCACCGCATATGAATAGAACCCGCATCGTCAATATGTGTAACCTCGCCGACTGTTCCGGGAAGAAGCGGATATGTTTCATTCCGCATAGAAATCAGCTGTAATTTTGTCCCTTCTGGATACTGCTTTCGGAGTTGCTCCAGATATGATTCACTCGGAAATTGCATCCGTATCACCAACCTTTCTGAATGCGGAATTGCCAGACAGATGCCGAAGAATGACCTTTCTTGCCGCCTTGAATTCTGCACCCACCAGTCCCAGACGAATCAGGAAACACCGCATGGTGTACTTGGGATTGTCGGAGGTGTCCGGTTTGCGGTTGATGCGGCTCTGGTTCTTGGCAAATTCGTAGAGCATGGAGATGAACGTACAGTAGGCATCTGCATCACCGTCTTGCTCTACTTTGAACCATGGAAATTCCACCTTTTCATCAGACAGAATGATGTCCAAACAGTCGGTTTGAAAAGCAGCATGAAAAAGGGCAGCCTTGTTTTCGCAGAGCTGCCGGAGATTACCGAGCGTATGCTCCGTGAAGAAATCGGCTGGCATCTGCACCGTCAAGCCCTTGGATTCCGGTTCTGTGGTGTCCGGAACAGCATAGCCCCGACTTGCCAGTTCAGCAAGAAGCCGTTCTGTTTCCTTACGGTCGGCTTGATCGCTGATTTCCAGATCACCGGACTTGGTAACGGTGTAGCATTCCCCGATTTTGTAGGCACAGGTGGGCATATACTGATATTCTGCCGTTGTTCCAATGATCATGGCTACCGCCCACGCCAGTTTCTTTCGTTCATTTCCAGCCAATCCAAATTTAATTATCATATGTTTTCCTCCCGATTTTCGGTGATTTGCCTTTCGGCAGTACATATGTTAACTCTTTTTTCCACAGATAGCAACTGTGAGATGTGTAGAATGTTTCGGCGGTCATTTGTAACAGATCACAAATCTGCCCAGACGATTCCGGCAAGCACAAAAACAGCTACATTCAGACAGATGCCATTCCCCCAAAGGCGGTACTCTGCTGCATCACGATATGGATCTTGCAGCCATTTCTGTACCATCTTTCGGCTTTTGGGACGGCTCTCCGGTTTTACCGCTTTTCGGTATTCTTCAAAAATAGCTGCCCATCGGTCGATTTCTTCTTCTGTGGGATTTTTCGATGCCAGGTCACTGCACCACTGATCCGGAAATCCCTGCAGTCTTGCACATTCCTGCGGTGTCAGTCTGCGAACCGCATAACCGCTGGAAACGATACTGGGGTCTTTGTGGTCCCGTGCCAGCAGTGTAGGGGTCGTTTCCCGAAATGCGCTGCTGAAATTTCCCGTAGAAGCAGCATACACTGCATGATGGTCGGTAGCATTCAAAGTGAAAGCAACATCTTTATTGACACCGCTGCCCTGTGGTCCGTTTTGGTCAGACCGACCGATCATGGAGCCCTGCAAAGCATAACTTTCCAGAACAGCAATACCGCCTTGGTTTTTTGCTGGTGACTGGTCGCTGGTGTCCAAAGTGCGGGAAGTATCTGCCTCATAAATGCCGCTGTGTGGATTACCGGAAAGCATGGCATTGCTGGAAAAGGAACTGATACCATATGCTTTCGGCTGAAATACCGTCTGGTCATTGTTGCAGGACAGCGTAGCAGATTTGTTTTCCTGTATCAGACTGCCTTTTCCACCGCCGGATTTTCCGCAGCGAATCTTCAGCGTTTTCGGTGTATCCATCAGCAGCGGAACATTTCCGCCACCGGTTCCGCATCTGGAAGTCAGTGTCTGTACTTTTCCGTTCTCAGAGATCTCAAGCCGGCTGTCAGCAGGATGATTTTCCAGTACACAAGGCGGATGATGGGCTTCTGCCCGAAGGGTGGCAGTGCGTTCTTTCAGAATGTCTATGCGTTCTCCGCCCTGGTCACACAAGCACAAGCCTGCCGTTCCAAAGCTGTCCGCAGCACTTCCGGCAGTTCTTTGCCACGCACGGAGGCTCTCCGCAGAATACCCTGACAAGCCTTCGGACTCAAATAGTATTTTTCCGGCGCTTGTTCCGTCAAAATCTGCGACAAGAAAGATCCGTTTTCTTCGTTGGGGAAGATTCCCCCACGGGGTGGGGGAAATGTCAGCTTTAGCTGATAAAGGGGGACGGCACGGTTCGTGTACACCAGTATTGTGCATCAAGAACTCGCCATGCGAGGGAATAGGATTCTGCCAGAATCTCTCCGGCTTTTGTCCATTTTCCCGCAGGTCGAGGAATTGAAATGCTGCTGTCTTTGACCGAACAGATGGCTTCGAGGACACAGCGGAAATCTTCTCCACCGTTGGAGGAAAATGCTCCGGGGACGTTTTCCCAGACGATGTATCTTGGGT